AACTTGTGCTCAACCTTAGTGGCGGCTAGAGAATTAAGTAAGCCCTGAGTCTCCTTGATACTGTCCCTAATAAGAGACGCAGAGTTATCAGCAAAATCAGAGAGTTGCTTATAGCTATCCTTAAAACTATCAAGAAGAGCCTTCGACTGTGCGTCAACTACAGCATTGACTACCTTCTGAGCGTTCTGTATACTAGCTATAGCGCCTGCATTCTCTCTGTTTATTGTCGCTATCAGCTCTCGGTAGGCTTGCTCTTCTTTTCTGAACTCGGCAGTATTACTCCTGGCTATCGGGGCAAAGTCCAAAGCTTGCTGGGCTTTCAAAGCAGCCGCTCGAATTTTAGCTACTTCTTCATCCCAGCCCTCGTCCGACCACATTGCATGTACAGCTTGAGCAACTATTCCAATGGCTCCCGCCATTAGGTTGGCCCCGTCAACTACCTTTACGACTAGCGGCAGGATCGTCTCACCAGCCGCAATAAGAGAGTTCTTAAACTCGTTCATTGCCATCGTCAACTGCTGAGAGTCCGATTTCAAGAACGTATCCCATGCCGCCGCCGCCCTGCCAGATGCACCATCAATCTGTTTCAAGGCTGCAACAAAGTCCTTACCGCCATTGGTCATCGTGCTCAATTGACCCGTCATGGCGCGCACGACGTTGAAGAACTCTGACATCTCGGCGCTACTACCGCCTACCTCGTTGTTTAACTTCTGTAAAACACCAAAGAGACCATACGTCCTAATGGCCGCTTCACCAGTGCTAGTACCCCAAGAGTCAAAAACTTTCTGCAACTCTTCCGTGGGCTTCATCAACTTAGCTTCGATGGCACGTAATTGAGTGATAGCCGTGTCAGCTCGTACACCTTGGACAGTCATGACTGCCAGTGCTGCACCAACCTCTTCAAAGCGTACACCCAATTCAGCAGACATCGGTAACACGCGCCCGATGATCTCTGCCATGTCGCCTAAACGCAACCTGCCTAAGAACACAGTTTCAAACAACACGTCCATGACGCGGGTGGTTTCTTGCACACCCATCTGGTAACTGTTCATCACTGACGAAAGAGCGTCGACCGCCTGAGCAGTAGTCGCATGGGTAGTAATAGCCAGCTTTTCAGCGTTCTCTAAAAATGTAAACGCGTCCGCTGCATCAACTACTTGGTTGGACAGAGTCTGATAGAGCCCTTCTGCTACGTCCTTAGCACTCTTACCTAAGTTGTTAGACAACTCTAACACCTTAGCAGACAACTCACCTGTCGACATCGCAAGCGGGCCAGCAATTGTCTGGATTTCTGCTATCGCTAATCCAAACTCCCTAGCAGCCTCTACGGACGTTTTGAAAGTCGTCCAAACAAATCGCAGCGCCTGGGTTATCCCCAGACCCATAAGATTTGCTGCTACACCGATACCGGCCAAAGCAGACGCCCATCCAGATGTCTGTGGAGGCGGTAGCAGCAACTGAGTCTTGTTCAAACCCGCCTGAACAGATTTCATTGACTGGGCGATGTTGTTCATCGCCCCTTGCATACTCATTTGAAATTCAGGACGTACCATTAACGGCTTAGCGTTCAAAGCCGCCTGGGCCTGATTGTAAACTATGAGCCCTGTGTTGGCTGAATTCGGAGGGGGTAGCAGCGGAGGAAATTTCAATGGCACGCTCAAAGCATTCTGAGCTGCTTTCCAAACTATCATGCCAGTTTGCTGACCTGCGGCAGCGGCACCCCCACTGTTTATAGTGATAAGCCCAGTCGACTTAGTTCCGGCTGCCTTTGAGGCTGCGTCGGCGGCTGCTTTGGCTTTAGCAGTCAACGCGTCGAAGTTAGCCATCGCGGCACCGAAGCCGCTCGTGCTATTTCCAACTGATTTGATACTGGCGGCTGCTGATGCGGCGGCGGCTCCCAGCCCACCTAAGCTAGACTTACCAGTGCTTGCGCTGGACGCCATCTTGTTGATAGCGGCATCAAAGCCACTTGAAGCTGTGTTGAATACGCCTGCTGCGCCAGCCATGCCGCCCAAGGATTTTGTGACTGTTGCTAAAGCCGCGTTGAGGGCATTAAGTGCAGTTATGGCACCTGCGGCATCAAACCCCAGTGTTTGTTTGATCTCTGCCATTATATTGCCCCTTTACGTATGAATTTGTATGGATTAGGCAGCCTTGTCTTTATTGCAAAGACTTCCCACGCAGCAAGACCTTTGTCTTGGAATCGGTACGGTGTGTAACGAACATTGTTAGAGAAGGGTTGAGGAGCTGGACCCCTGGTAGCCAGATTGAATTCGTTGTACACCAAGTACCTAAGCTGAGTAGCGTAGGTAAACTTAAATGTACTGGAGGCGGTGTCGATAAACACACCACTCCCCTGAGCGTTCGCAAGCCCCAGGGCTGTTCTATCCTTACGAGCTACAATAGGTCCAATCGGTACAGTAGTACCAAGGTCCTGAGCCAGTTTCTGAAACGTAGCCCTAGATGCCCCTGACCAAGTGGGTATGTGAGTAGACGTTCTAACAGTGGCATCAAGCCACCTGGCTCCACTCGCCTTGAGTCTGTCAGTCAGGTAACTTTCCATAGCCGTTCTATAAGCGGACATGTCGATGTTTATGTATTTGAATTTGGGGGTGAACTTCATTTCACACCTGCCTGAGCCTTCAACTCTTCAAAACGAACGTGCTCACACGTCTGTGTATAAGCAAGCATCAGGGCTTTAGTCCACACATCACAGTCTTCCCACTTATCCTTAACGCCTGGGGGCTTGACGCCCAGGCGTTCACACGATTGCCAAATCGCAAACTCAGTTGTTCTGTGTGCTGGCCAGAGGATTCGTGTGCCTACATCGCCTGACCACGTAGAAAAACCTCACGAGCAGATCGCAGCTTGTCTTCGTCAAGCGAATTGGCCTGCATAACACAGATGACAATCCGATTGCATTCGATCTCTGAAAGTCCTGCTTCTTTGAGTTCGGTCTGCCATCCCAACCAAGTTGTTGGGTCAGCCAAGCTAACTTTGGACCACTCGATCTCGCTGAGTTCAATCGACTTGATAACGATGTAAGCCATCCGCTGGTCGCTGTAATTTGCCTGCATGGCTTGGTAGGTCACGTCCTTGGTGTCTGGCTTAAATCCGTCCTTCGTGCGAATACCGGGGGCCTTAGGAACGGGCACCATAGCATCAAAAGCACTCATGTCCGTAACAGCTTGGGCGCGAATAACAATGTTACCGCTGAGGCGAGGAAGTACCAACACTTCTTCGTTCGGACCCTTCAATTCAACTCCACCGATCTTCATAACTTTCTCCAAAAGGCGTTCAGGAAAAGGCGGGCGGGGCGCGGTTACGACACCGGCCCGCCCGCCCGAGGATCACTTAGCTGCGAACAGCATCTACTTCACTGACATTGCACTTGCCGGAAACCGCGATGGTTGCGGCAGCGAGGTCAAAGTCCAATGACTCGTAACGGAAGTCATGGAACGTGAGTGTCTCGTCTTGTACGGTTCCACAGGGCACGTCCTGGAAGACGACGATGTGAACTGCATAGGGTTCGCACTGGTCAGCAGAGCTGGACACCCAGTTGGCTGTATTACCAGTTTTCTTCAATGCGTCCACCGGGGTGATGTCTTCGTTAGTGCCAGTCTTGACATGTTCGTAAACGAACTCAAGACTCAACTCTACCGGAACTTCGTTGCCTTCCTTGACGGTATCAAGATTACCCCTGTCGAGAAGATAGACATACTCTTTCTTCTCGGACCAAGTGAGGTTACCCTCACCAATCTTGATCTCAATCTGAGCAGGCAGGAATGTCACGATATTAGCGGTATCGTAGGTTCCTGCGCCCAGGTTCGGTGTGAACGTGGCCAAGCAGTCGGTCACGTTCGAGGATGTGTTCACAGTCAGGACTGTGTGGACAGCCGTGTTGACAGTCTCACCAGCCACCGTGAATCGCACACCTGGGTATACGATTGTGTTGATCGTGGCGTTGGTTACAACGCCTTGAATATTCAGCGTGTTGGTATTCGCAGTGCCATTAGCACTGAGATTAGCCGTACCCGCGAATCCATCTTGCATATAGATGGTGCAGTCTCGGAGTTCAATTCGGGCCATTTCGCCCTCCTTTAGTTATGATCGAGCCGCGCCAGCTTCACTGACATTGCACTTGCCCGATGTGGCAATCGTTGCCGCAGCCAAGTCGAAGTCCAGTGACTCATAGCGGAAATCAGTAAACGTAATGGTCTCGTCTTGTACGGTTCCACAGGGCACGTCCTGGAAGACGAGGATGTCAACCGAATAGGGCTCGCACTGGTCAGTAGAGCTGGACACCCAGTTGGCTGTGTTACCAGTTTTCTTCAATGCGTCCACCGGGGTGATGTCTTCGCTAGTGCCTGTCTTGACGTGTTCGTAAACGAACTCAAGACTTAACTCTACAGGAACTTCGTTGCCTTCCTTGACGGTGTCAAGATTACCTCTATCGAGAAGATAGACGTACTCTTTCTTCTCGGACCAAGTGAGGTTGCCCTCACCAATCTTGACTTCGATCTTGCAGGGCAGGAAGGTGATTGCGTTGTTAGACGCGTTCGCCGTATTGTAAGTACCTGCCCCTAGGTTCGGTGTGAATGTCAGTAGTTTGTCGACGACATTCGTAGACGAATAATTCAATGTTTGTACTGTGT